TTATGTTATGTAATAATCAAGTGTGCTTCGCTCCTAAAGCGGAGATAGAAGGAAAGGGTAGAAATCTTGTTAGACCATATTTAGTTTTGGTTAATGGCCATCTAATGCATTTAAATGCACATGCGTGGTCAGTCGCACCTTATTCAGGACAGAGACGTGTCCATTTTAGCATGAAGGTTGTAGCAAAGAAGCAATTTCAGGCTGTCGATTCAATGGGGAGGCCAATTGGATTAGACGCGGATAAAGTGCGAGAATTTTACACAGTAGATGGTGTTTTCAGCAAACCACCAATTGAAGATTTATGGGATATTACTGTATATAGAGCAATTCGCCCAGATGATTTGGCAAACCAAGCCACTTATGAATTAGTAGTTTGGAATAATCGTGTCATGAAAGACATTAGTGTGTCTGTTTTGATTCAATTTCTATTGGAAATGAATGCCAAACATCAGAAGAATCAGAAAACGATGGTAGAAAACCAGAAGGATAGAGAACATCAGTTCGAGAAGTGTCCGCATACCATTACTGTTAGTGGCAAAGAAGCACCTTGTTGTCAAGTGGTAGGAAATTGTCCATACCATGATAACGTACCAACTCTAGGGAATTTACCGGCTGACTTAGGCCAGGTATCGAACCATTCACTTATAAGTCCACGTGCAGTCGAGAATCGACATCTCACAAAGGATATTGAAGTGCAATGGGGCAAAGTGATAGCAACAGCGTTGATATCTATGCGCGATTCATATAAACCAAGAATTGTACAAGAGATAGAAAATTTTTGGTTAAACCTGGAACGGAAAGGAACACGAAGTTTATTAGACTTTGTAGAGAATTTACCAAAGAAAGTAGATCCAATACCTTTTCTGCCTAGTTGCATGGTGAAATCCAAGTTAGCAATCAAATTTATTAAATGGTACTACCAAGAAGAGGTAGAAAAGCGAATCAGACAAATGCGATACGCTATGTACGGCTTATACGCGTTGTATTGCATTTTCGCTTTAATGGTATTCAATAAGTTTTTTGCTCTGTTGGCAATGGGAGTGATGTGGAACGCATTGGCTAATCATACACAGCTAGAAGTTGATTATATTCAACATAAAATGTTAGTTAAAGTTCACGAACGTCATGACCTAGCTTCTGCCACTGTGAAGAAGTATCGTGAGTGTGTAACTGAGAATTGTTGCAAAATGTTCTTAGGCTTGGCAGCTTTGTACGCTGTTATCAAGATTTATCGAACTACACGCAATATGTTGCATACAGAACCGCAAGGTAATTTAGAACCAAAGAATGACGCAGATCTTGCAATGAGAGACAGTGAGACCAATGTCTGGGCTCAGGTTGAAAAACGACCGTTGCCCATATGTGAGGCTCATAAGACTATAACCATGGATCAATTGAGTTCTAAGATAGATAAGAATTTGTTCTATGCTGAGGCACATATGAAAGATGGTAATTATATGGTCGATGTACTTGCTGTACAATCTAATGTTGTGTTGATACCAGACCACTATTTTGCGCATCAGGATGAATTTCGTATAACGTTATTCAAAGATAAGCACAAGAAATGTGGTGGTAGATTCAAAACTATAGTTAGCAAAGAATACTCTGTGCGCATTAACGGTTCAGATATGCGGTTATGTTACACACCTAATGGTGGTTCTTTTGAAGATATTTCTGACTATTTCCCGAGTGGATATGAGTTTGACCCAGTGTTGTTTGATATGCACTATCGAGATAACGAGGGTAAAATAATAGTATCCAAAGGGAAAGGTCAACCGGGTTTGTTCAGCAATGGACATTGTGAATCCCAGGGTGTTAAATACGAAAATTTGAGTATTAACACTTTTAAGGGTCTGTGTGGGGCTGTTCTCATAGCAGACGCACGCTTCCCATTTATAGTTGGAATTCACGTCGGGGGAGAAACTGACAAACCTCGAGGCAATGCAGTAACAATTAGTAAGGAAGATTACAAATTTGCATTGTCACAAGTGCGTAAATTACCAGGTGTTTTAGTAACTGGTAGTGCTACTGCCTTCAG